ACTTTTAAAAAGAATAGGTGGAGCAGGTAAAGATATTAATGGAACAGGTATTAAAAGTTATTACGGATCAGATGATTATGGTGCGGGAGAAGATGGTAAAGGAAGTAGTGGACCTAGTGGCGGTGGCAGTAATGGTGGAAACGATAATAATTATATGGATTATTATACACCATCAAGACCAAGTATGCTTTCAAGAGCAGCTACAGCAGTAGGAAATTTTATTAAAGGTGGCGGAGTAACAGGTATGGTCTTAAGTGCTATTGGAAATGCAAGTCAAAATAGAACACGAAAAGCACAAGCAAATGTAGAACTAGGTTTAGGATCAGATCGTATGTCAAATTATAATGTTAATAATGGTGGAGATAACAATAACTCTGCAACTAATGTTGGTGGAAAAATAGTTAAACTTGCTCCTACATCAGCAGAAATTTCTCAAAGCAATGCAACAGATGTAACTTATGATTCAAGAAAAACAAAAGCAAGAGGAAGATCAATGACAATACTAACAAACTCAAGAGGAATGGGTAGAAATATGGGATCAGTTTTAGGCAATAAATCTTTATTAGGAGCATAATGAAAAAAGAACTAACATCGAAATTAATTTCAAGATTTGACAGATTATCTGGCAAGAGACAAAATTGGGAAACACATTGGCAAGAAGTTGCTGATTATATGCTACCAAGAAAAGCAGACATTACTAAAAAAAGAGCAAGAGGTGATAAAAGAATGGAAAGAATTTTTGATTCTTCTCCATTACAAGCATTAGAATTATTAGCATCATCTTTACATGGTATGCTTACTAATCCATCTACACCTTGGTTTACTTTAAGATTTAAAAAATTAGAAGATGCAAACGATGATGAAGCTAAACTTTGGTTAGAAGAAGCTACTGAAGTTATGTACACAGCTTTTAATAGATCAAACTTCCAACAAGAAATTTTTGAATTGTATCATGACTTAATTACATTTGGTACTGCTGCAATGTTTATAGAAGAAGATAATGATGATTTATTAAAATTTTCTACAAGACATATTGATGAAGTTTATATTGCAGAAAATGATAAAGGTAGAATTGATACTATCTTTAGAAGATTTCACATGACCGCTAGAGCATTAGTACAAAAATTTGGTAGCAATGTTTCTCGAGATGTGGAAATTATGGCAACTAAAAATCCTTACGAAGAAATAGATATTATTCATGCCGTCTATCCAAGAAACCAATTTAATCCTAAGAAGCAAGATAAAAAGAATATGCCTTTTGAATCTATTTATTTTGAATACAAAGGTGGAAATGAATTATCAGTATCTGGATTTAAAGAATTTCCTTTTGTAGTTCCTAGATATTTAAAAGCATCACATGAAGTATATGGTAGATCACCTGCAATGACAGCATTACCAGATGTTAAAATGTTAAATGAAATGTCTAAAGTAACAATTAAAGCTGCACAAAAACAAGTTGACCCGCCTTTATTAGTTCCTGATGATGGTTTTTTATTACCTGTTAGAACTGTACCGGGTGGATTAAATTTTTACAGATCAGGTACAAGAGATAAAATTGAACCTTTAAACATTGGTGCAAATAATCCATTAGGTTTAAACATGGAACAACAAAGAAGAGATGCTATCAGAGGTGTGTTTTACGTGAACCAGTTAATGATGCAAGATGGTCCACAAATGACAGCAACAGAAGTTATACAAAGAAACGAAGAAAAGATGAGATTGTTAGGACCAGTATTAGGTAGATTACAATCAGAATTATTACAACCGCTTATTGATAGAGTATTTAATATTCTATTAAGAAACGATCAGTTTGCTCCACCGCCAGAATCTTTATCTGGTGTTAATATAGATATTGAATATGTTTCTCCTTTAGCCAAGGCACAGAAATCCACAGAACTTCAATCTATTATAAGAGCTGTTGAAATACTTGGAAGTTTAGCTAATGTAGCTCCTGTATTTGACTACGTAAATTTTGATAATTTAGTTAAGCACGTTGCCGACATTGTTGGTATGCCACAAAAATTATTAAAGTCTCAAGGTGAAGTACAAGAAATGAGAAACCAACAAGCACAACAACAACAGGAGCAAATGCAAATGCAACAAGCTCAACAAGTTGCTAAGATGGCAGGAGACGCAGCACCAATGGCTAAGGCTCTACCAGAAGAAGCAAGAGCTATTGTAAATGCTGAAGAATAAAAATGGGTCAAGCAAAAGATAAACAAGAAAATATTACTAAATATTTAAACGAAGTAAAAAGAAATTATCAATTTTTATTTAGTTCAAATGAAGGCAAAGAAGTTATGTCTGATTTAGAAAAAAGATGTCATCATCATACTACCACCAATGTTAAAGGTGATAGTCATGAGAGTGCATACATGGAAGGTCAACGTAGCATCCTTCTATTTATAAAAGCAATGCTACTTAACGATAATGAGAAAGGAAAATAAAAATGTCATCAGAACAGATAACGGAGCAACCTGCTTCGCCTGTAGAACAGACACAAACTACAGAACCAACAGCAACAATAGCTAGTGTTGCAAAAACAGATACACCTGTATCACCAACAACAGAACAACCAGTAGCGGCTAAATCTTGGAAGGAAGCAATTTCTCAAGAGTTTAGAAACGATCCAAACATAGAAAAGTTTACAGAGATAGATGCACTTGCAAAGTCATATATCAATGCAACTCACATGATTGGTAAAGATAAAGTTGCTGTACCTAATCAAAATTCAACTGAAGAACAATGGAATGAAATATTTGATAAATTAGGTAGACCTGAGTCTCCTGATAAGTATGCACTTAATATTAAATCAGATGTTGTTCCATTAGATAATGGAGCTGTAAAACAATTTGCAGAAAATGCACATAAGCTAGGTTTAAATAATAAACAAGCTCAAGGTGTTTTAGAGTTTTATAAAAATAATATGGAAGGTCAAGCTCATCAATCTAAAGTTGATACAGAAACTTCTCAAGTTCAAGCCGAACAAGAATTAAGAAAAGAATGGGGAAGAGACTTTGAAGCAAATGTTAAAAGAGCTGGAGCATTAGCTAAAGCTAATTTAAATACAGAGATACTTGATCTAGAACTTAAAAACGGCATGAGAGTAGGAGATCATCCAGAACTTATAAAAGGCTTTGCTAAGATAGCATCTATGATGTCTGAAGATAAAATAGTATCACCAGAAAGTGATAGTACAAACAAAAGTGGAGATATTGAATCTCAAATTTCTACTATTACTAACAATCGTCAAGGACCTTACTGGAACAAAAAACATCCAGATCACGATAAGTCAGTACAACAAGTATATACATTAAGAGAAATGTTAAACAGTTAAATAATTTTAACCCCTTGTATTTTTTTCTAAATTAATGTAAGGGGTTATTAGTAGGACAATTCGTAAGAACCCTATTGACAACATGGAATAGACAGTAGTCTAACAGACTTTAAATGCAAGAGACGCCTATCAATACTGATGGATAACTTTTCTGATTATATTAAGTTAACAATAATAATGGAGAGACAATTATGTCATCACAAATAACAACAGCATTTGTCCAGCAGTATTCTGCTAACATACAAATGTTATCTCAACAAATGGGATCATTATTAAGAGACAAAGTCAGAGTTGAAAGCGTAGTAGGTAAAAATGCTTATTTCGATCAAGTTGGCTCAGTAACTGCTCAGTTAAAAACTAGCAGACATTCAGACACTCCTCAAATAGATACACCTCACTCAAGAAGAAGAGTATCTCTTGCGGATTATGAATTTGCTGATCTAATCGATCAACAAGACAAAGTACGTCTTTTAATAGACCCAACATCATCTTATGCACAAGCCGCTGCTATGGCAATGGGAAGAGCAATGGATGATGTCATTATAGCTGCTGCAACTGGTACTGCCTATACAGGCGAAACTGGTGCAACATCTGAATCCGCACAAACTGCAATCGCAGCTAGTGTTGGAACGGGAACAGGATTAAACCTCGTTAAACTAACTACAGCAAAAAGATTGTTAGACGACGCAGACGTTGATCCTTCTATTCCTAGACATATCATTGTAGGTCCAGAACAACTGCAAAATCTACTTGCTGTAGAACAAGTTACAAGTTCTGACTACAATACAATCAAAGCCTTAGTACAGGGTGAAATTGATTCCTTTTTAGGTTTCAAATTTACTGTTTCTAATAGACTTGCAAAATCTAGTAATGATAGAACTTGCATAGCTTATGCAGAAGACGGAATCTGCTTAGGAATTGGAAAAGATATTTCAGCAAGAATTGACGAAAGAGCTGATAAATCTTACGCCACTCAAGTGTACTACTGCCAATCAATCGGTGCAACAAGAATGGAACAAGCAAAAGTAGTTCCAATCACTTGCACAGAAGCATAATAGGAAGGATATATATATGGCTAATTCAATACAATACGCAAAAATTGCTAGTACACCTTCTGTAAAAGTAAAGTCTAACGAACTATATGGTAGAGTAAGATCGGCTTTTGCTGAATACGAAGCAAGTGCAGAACAATCTACTATTACTATGTTTGTTATTCCTAATGGTGCTAGATTATTATCTAGTGCTGTTAGTTATGATGCTTTAGGTTCTAGTACAACTATTTCTGTAGGTTACGCTGCTCATACAAAAGCAGATGGAACTGCTCAAGCTCTTGATGTTGATGAATACAAAGCTGCGGCTGCGTCTACATCTGCTGAAAGTGTTGCAGCTCTTGACACTATAGCTTTAGGTAAAAATACAGTAACAGATGCTAACGAAGATGGTGTTCCAGTTACAGTTACATTAGCAGGTGCTAATGGTACTGGTACTATTCAGTTGCAAATGTTTTATGTAATTGACTAATAAATAAAATTTTAGGCGGTGGAAGCGAGAGTGGAAACCGCCTAGAGTGCTAACAGTAAAAACATAATAGGAAAAACATGAGCTTATATAGAAATATAAACGCAAGAAAAAAAGCGGGAACATCAAGACCAAAATCTAAAAGTACAATCACAAAGAAAGCCTACGCAAATATGAAAGCTGGTTTTCCAAAAAAGAAAAAATCATAATCAATGGCATCAGTAGTAGACATTTGTAATGGAGCATTAAACCAACTAGGTGCTACTACTATACTTTCATTAACAGAGGATTCTAAAAATGCTAGACTTTGTAATGCAAGATATACTCAAGTTAGAGACGCAGTATTTAGACAACATCCATGGAACTGTTTACAAAAAAGATCATCATTAGCAAAAGATACAGCAACTCCTGCTTGGGGTTTTACAAGTCAGTTTACTTTACCTGCTGATTGTTTAAGATTACTTACTATTATAGATTACGATTCTAATTACAAAGTAGAAGGTAGAAAAATATTAAGTAACACTTCTACTATGAAAATTTTATATATATCAAGAATTACAGACCCTAATGAATATGATGAATTATTAAGAGAAACTTTATCTGCAGCATTAGGAGCAGATATTGCTTATGGAGTTACCTCTTCTAATCCTGTATCTGAAAAAATGTATACATTATATCAAGATAAATTAAGAGATGCTAGGTTTGTAGATTCAACTGAAGGTCAAAACAATTCACCTGATCTTGGAATGTCTGATTCAATAGATGCTAGTACTTTTATTAACAGTAGGTACTAATAAATGGCACGAGTTGCAGTACAGCTTACTAACTTTACAGGTGGAGAATTATCTCCAAGATTAGATGGTCGTAATGATCTTACTAAATATTCATCTGGTTGTACAAAGTTAGAAAATTTTATTATCTATCCACATGGTGCGGCAGCTAGAAGATCGGGTACAAACTTTGCAGCTGAAGTTGCTAATAGTGCAAACAAAACAAGGTTAATGCCTTTTGAATTTTCTACAACTCAAACTTATATGCTTGAGTTTTCTAATCTTAAAATAAGAGTTTACAAAGATAGCAGTACAGTATTTGAAGCTAACAAAACAATAACAGCAATTACAAAAGCTAACCCAGCTGTGGTAACAGCAACTGGTCATGGTTATAGCAATGGCGATGAAGTTAAAATTACAAATGTTGTAGGTATGACAGAAGTAAATGAAAAAAGATTTTTAGTTGCAAACAAAACAACAAATACATTTGAACTTACAAATAAAGATGGAACTAATATTAACAGTACAAATTTTACAACTTATACATCTGGCGGCATTGTAAACAAAGTTTTTGAAATTACAACAACTTATACAACAGATGAATTGTTTGATATTAAATTTGTGCAATCAGCTGATGTAATGTATTTATGTCATCCTGCACATCCACCAGCTAAATTATCAAGAACAGGTGATATTAGTTGGACATTAACAGATGTAGAATTTACTAAAGGACCATTCCAAGATGTAAATATTACAACAACAACTTTAACACCAGCTTCTGCTGGAGTGGGAACAGGTGTTGATATTACAGCATCTGCAATTACAGGAATCAATGGTGGCGTAGGTTGGTTATCAACTGATGTAGGTAGACAAATTTATTTTAATAGTGGTTATGCTGTTATTACAGCAAGAACAAGTGCAACAGTTGCAGTAGCAACAATTACTACAGCTTTTACAAACACAAATGCTATTACCGCTTGGCAACTTGGTTCTTTTTCAGACACGACAGGTTTTCCATCTTGTGTTACTTTCTTTGAACAAAGATTAGTATTTGCAGGAACAACTAACCAACCACAAACTGTATTCTTTTCTAAATCTGGAGACTATGAAAACATGGATGCAAACATTGGTGGTACTGTTGCAGATAGTGATGCTATTATTTATACCATTGCATCTAATCAAGTTAATGCAATTAGATTTATGACAGCAACTAGAACTTTGGTTATTGGTACAGCAGGTGGTGAATTTACAGTATCAGGGGGTGGAACAGATAGTGCTATTACACCTACTAACATATTAATTAAAAAACAATCTAACCATGGCTCATCTAATTTAGATGCTGTTTCAGTAGGTAACGTAACTTTATTTTTACAACGTGCTAAAAGAAAAGTAAGAGAGTTAGCTTACAACTTTGATGTAGATGGATATTTAGCACCAGACATGACTATTCTTTCAGAACATATTACTGAAGGTGGACTAACACAATTAGCTTACCAACAAGAACCTAATCAAATTATATGGGGAGTTCGTGGAGATGGTGAACTTATAGGTTTAACATATCAAAGAGAACAAGAAGTAACAGCTTGGCATAGACATATTTTTGGTGGTATTTTTGGTATACCTACAATTACAGTTACAGATTATGCAAACATTATTACAGGTACAAGAATTGTAATTACAAAATCAGATGGCACACAAATTACTTTTACATCTACAACGGGTACAGCTTCTGCTCAACAATTTAAAACAGAAACAAATAACGACACAACAGCAACTAATTTAAAAAATGCTATTAATACTGCTAACACTGCATCTTTAACTGGAGTTACAGCTACAGTTAGTTCTAATGTTATTACATTGGTAGAAACTACACCAACAGGATTAAGTTATTTAAGTATGAAAAGTTTTGACACAACAAGATTAACAACTGTTAGTCAAACTAAAGCTGAATGTGAAAGTGTTGCAGTTATTCCTACAGATAATGACGAATACCAAACTTGGGTTATTATTAAAAGAACAATTAATAATATTACAAGACGATATGTAGAATTTTTAAACACTTTTAACTTTACAGCAACAGATAATACAACATTTAATTTTTTAGATAGTGCAGCTTCTTATAGCGGTGCAGCCGCAACTACTATTTCTGGATTAGATTATTTAGAAGGTCAAACAGTAAATATTTTATCTAACGGTTCAACACATCCTACTAAAATTGTTACAGATGGTTCTATTACTTTAGACAAAGCATCTACAGATGTAAAAGTAGGATTAGGTTATCAATCAATATTACAAACAATGAGACTTGATGCTGGTTCACAAAACGGAACATCACAAGCTAAAACAAAAAGAATATACGAAATTACTTTAAGACTATTTGAATCTATTGGAGTTGAAGTTGGTGGTAATCTAGCAGACATGGAAAGAGTGCCATTTAGAAAATCATCTGATGTTATGGATCAAGGTTTACCCACATTCAATGGTGATAAAACTGTAGAATTTAGAGGTAACTACGATACAGATGGATTTATATTTGTTAGACAAACGCAACCTTTACCTTTAACTGTTTTATCTTTATACCCGGATTTACAAACAAATGATTAATAAATTAAACATAGTTCCCTATACTTTTGAACATGGCAGATTTATTTTTTCCTGCCAAGCTAATTATAAAATTTTAGAAAGTGATGCTGAATTTGTAACACTACAAGGTGATGCAAAAAATTTAGAACAAGACAATCTAGCATTTACAGGATTAATAAATAACACACCTATATTTTCAGCAGGTATGAAAATGGTGTGGGGTCAAGTTGCGGAAGGTTGGGTTATTGCTACAAATGAAATGTGGAAACATCCTTTAGCCACAGCAAAAGCTATTAAAAAAGATTTTGCTAGAGTTGCAAAAGAACATAATATACAAAGAGTACAAACAGGTATTAGAAAAGATTTTAAACAAGGTATTAGATTTGCCGAGTGGTTAGGTTTAGAAAGAGAAGGTTTAATGAGAAAATGGGGATTTGACGGATCAGACCAATATATGTATGCGAGGATATTTTAATGGGACAAGTAGCAGCAGCAACAGCATTTACAGTTGGAATGGCAGCTGTTCAAGTAAAACAGCAAAGTGCTATTGGTAAATACAATCAAAAAGTAGCAAATAGAAACGCAACTATTGCAGAACAAGAAGCAGGACAAATTGAGAAACAAGCTGACTTTGACATTGCAAGATTTGACCAAAGGTTTAGACAATCAGTAGGAACAGTAGAAGTTGCTTTAGCAAAATCTGGTGTTGATATAACTAGCGGTTCTGGAGCAAGAGTTACAGAAGCTAATGCTTTAGAAGCAGAAATGAATAAAAAAATTACAAGATATAATGCAGATGTTGGTGCGGCTAATAAAATGGAAGAAGCAAGATTTTCAAGAATCCAAGGAGAAATGGCAAGACAACAAGCACGATTAGCAAACATATCTACTGTTGCTAAAGCTGGAACAAGTTTACTAAGTATGAGTAGCTTTGGTGGTGGTAATACTGGTGGACCACAATCAATGGGATCAGCACAAGGTGGAGCTGGTAGGAGACCTTATTAATTATGCCTAAAATTCCTACATTTACATCTGAAGCAAGACCTACAGCACAAGTTGGAAGTGTTAAGTCTAATTTACAAATTCCTTTATCTCAAACTATAACTCAAGCTATATCTCCTTTAACAAATTTTGTTGTAAAGAAAGCTGTACAAGCAAACGATACACAGAACAGAACTGAAGCATTAAGATTAGGAAATGAATTTACTAGAGAATTACAAATTATTGAAGATAATATTCAAAACGATAGTGTATTAGGAGTAAACAAAGAAGCTGCTAATGCTTATTACAAAGAACAAACAAATAATTTAATTAGTCAATTTAAAGGACAATCTACTAATAGTGCTAGTCAAACTTTATTTGAAAACAATGCTTTAAGTGCTGTCAATAGAGGAATTTTTAGAATTGATAATACAGTAGAAAAAAATGTTTTTCTTGATTTACAAAATCAAGTATCAGAAGCAGAAACTACTTTAATTACTCAAGCTCTTTACAATAATAATAATAAAAATAATGCGTTATTAGGAAGTGCTGATTTTCAAGGTGTTAATGTTTTTGATTATTCTACTCTTCAAACCAACTTAACTAAATTATATACAGATGCTTTTACTGGAAAAATACCTGCTCCAAAATTAGATGAAATGATTAATAATATTCCATCTCTTGTACAAGGATTTCAAGCTAACAAAGATATAGGTGATAATCCTAGACTTGCATTTTTAGAATTAGAAAAAGGAAAAGAAAGTGCATTATATCCAAATTTAAATTTAGAACAAAGAGAAAAATTAATTCAACAAGCAGATAGAATATTAACAGATCAATTAAGAACACAATGGAAAAATGTTTTAGCTGGTTCAGCGGTTGGTAAAAAAGTTCAATTTGATATGGAACTTGCAAAAAAAGTTTTACCACAAATAGAAGTTAATCAAATGTTGCAAGGTAAAGAAATTATAACAACAACAGCAGACAATAAAAAAATAATATTTACATCTAACAGTAAAGATATTTCAACATTAGTAGAAGAATATTCTGAACAAGCTGTATTACAAGCAGGTGAAGCTAAAGGACAAATTATTGCACAAGAG